TAAACATTTAGGATGGTGTAGGAACTCTTTCCATTTACGCATAGCGTCCATATCCTTTCTATGTCGTAGTTTTTGGTTAAAATTCAAACGTATGTTCGTTTTGCCCTCAAAATAAAATCCCCAAGCCGTTTGGCTTCTACCAATTGCTCGGGGAAATAAACACTATTTCAGATCTATCTTGATTGACTTGTCATTCCAAAATGATGGCTGATATTGAAGCTGTAATGACTTAGCATCTGTTTTTGCTTGTCCTACAAGATTACCCGTAACTGTAGCACCTTTATCTAAAGAGCCTGAATGAAGAGTATCTTCAACATTTGTGGTAATCTCGCCGAAATCGGTTTTGTTACCATCGGCATTTAATTTGAAAAAGAAGGGATTATAATCTTGTGACTTGTCGGTGTTGTTTGTGATTGTGATATTTGCGATTACATATTGCTTACCTGAATCCGGAGTGTTAATGTCATCGCCTTGGTCGAATTTGACATTATTTACCTTAATTTCATAGCCTTTATAGCTTGCAACTTCACCAACTTTATACACTTTATCTTCCGGTTCCGAAGATGAGGCTGTATTTGAAGATGATTTATCCGTTTTGCTAACTGCGGTTTTTTCCGTGGATTCGCTGCTTGATTTGCCCTTATTGTTGAGGCCACCGCCAATTGCTGCTACCACAACAATAACTAATATCCAAAACCAAACACGTTTGTAAAAAGGCTTCTTCACCTTATATTGCTTACCGTCAGCACCCATTACCTTTTTTGCCATTTTAATTTCCTCCATAAATAGTTTTCAGCTTTTACCGTCTTCCGTATCTGGACTAACAGCTAATTATATATAAAAATCTTTTATCGCTTCTGAAGCAGCATCTTCCATTTGTGATGGAATGCCAAAGGCTTCCATGAATCGATTCAGGTTGGCGTCTTCCTCATCAATGTCAGCAAAGTATAAAGGAACAAGTATATGGATTCCGCCTATGTTAGCTTCACCCTCAATGCTGTTCTTTGAAGCCGAATAAAAGTATAAGCAAGCCGGATCTTGATGTAGAACATGCATGATTTCGTGTGCAGCCTGATAAGGCAATTGTTTCGGCTTATGCCAGTTCATATTAACCGCAATCCAACGTGTTTCAGGATTAGAAACTGACGGCGTGTACGGCTTCAGCTTATATGTCAGCTCAGCTCCGACTCCACGGTCAAAGCCGTAGTTTAAAACCTCTCTCAGCATGTCACTAGTAAAGTCAGTCATCATGTTTGCCACCTCGAAGAAGTCTCTTGATTATCTCAAGATCTTCAGGCGGAATGGGGCGACCTTCAAAAGTCATGATGGTATCATTTTTTGGATCTGATATGTCTATTTTCTCCGGTTTTGAGCGAACGTCAGTAACTCCAAGCAAAAAATCAGTAGAAACGTTAAAGTAACGAGCCAGTTTCTTAATAGAATCTTGGTCAGGTGTTCTTTCGTTCTTTTCATATAAAGAGACAGACGCTTTGCTTACATTTATAATTTTCCCGACATCAGATTGTGTCATCTTCTTTTCGTTTCTAAGTTCTCTTAGTCTTTCTCCGAAGCTCATCATATCACCCCATAGGAATAGAATAGTGTATACAAATTGTAAACTCAACAAAGTTTAAAAAAAGTTCACTTTTTTAGTTGACAGTTTACTAATTGTAGATTATAGTGTTTACATAAAGTTGATTAGGAGGTGATCATTTGAACGAAAAGCTGAAAGAACGCCGCAAGGAATTTCATCTTACAATGCAAGATATTTCAAATATGATTGGCATTAGCAAAGGATATTATTCATTGATCGAACGCGGAGAACGCCGTGTCAGCTATGAATTGGCATTTAAAATTGCCACTGCATTAAAAACGAAGCCGGATCTTATTTTTTTGGAATACCAGTCAACTTTAAGTAAACATAATTCCACCCAGCGAGAGGAGGCAGTCAAATGAACCGACAGCAAATGATCGAAGCGCTGATGAGCTACCGCGATGATAAGCCCAAAGCTTTTTGGGAAACCATGGACGATGACATGCTCGAAATGGCAATCAGCGCTGAGAAAGAACGTGCAAGGAATGAAATGATTGATTACCTTGCTACAGCTTAATCATCGCATATATCGCCGTGAAACTACTACATCGGCGGTACACATTTAAAGGAGGTGTGGTTATGGCAATTAACATCTTTCAGGAATTTTCAAGAGGCCTTCAAGAAGAGGGCCTAACTCGTAAGAACTTGGCTGCGAAAATGCACGTTACGCAAGCCGCTGTCAGCAATTGGGAAGCAAGAGGCATACCAGACGATAAGCTGATTCCCATGGCACTTGCAATTGGCAATGATCGCTTTTTGAACGCAGCGATCGAATATCAGACTGGATTAAGAGTATTCGCTGATGATCTTGATACTGACGATCCATACGTTGTTTATCTCCACGAAAAAATGGCCCAAAAGAAATTTGAAGAGGCTAGAGAACGAGCAGAGTCAGCGATGTCTAAAGGACGTGATCACTTCACACCAACCGACGTGAGCAAGATCAGATCATACATCGATTCAGGTGAATCACTAGTTGAAAGCCTGGAAAGTCTAATTGGATCATTGAAGTCTCAAATCAGACCTGTAGAGAAGGTGAAAGCATGGATGTAGCGGTGAAAGTTAATGAGGACGACAAGCTTGCTGAACTCATTGCAGTTCATCTTGCAGACAATCTTAAGCCAGTTGTTCAGGCGATGGTAAACAAAGCTGTTGAAGATGCTTTGCCTGGCCACGGAATGAACAAGGGCGAGTTAAGTGCAAAGTTGAAGCTATCACTTGGTACTGACGCCTTTGAACGTATTGCATATCAATCAGGCATGCCACGCTACGAATCTGGCAATGATGGTCACAAGAAGAGCGACAAGTCTCGTGACCGTTGGTACTCAAAGGCAGTTGACAAGTTCATGGAAACATACACGGAGGACTAACAATGCTAGAAGCGATCATGTCAGTGCTATTCGATCCAACATCAGCCTTTTGGAAGTATCTGCTTGTCGTTCTCGCTGGCATCATGATCGGCGCCACAGCAGTAGGAGGCTGGAAACAATGGACACGTTAGGAGGAAGAACTATGCGTGACACAAAAGCGTATTGGCAAGATATTCATGATCAAGCCGAGAACGTGATTTACAAGAGCCACGGAGATAGCGGTTGGCTTTGGATGTTCGAACTTAGTCAACGGATGCTCAACAAATGCGCACAAAAAAATCCCATGGCTGCAACCACGGGAGGTAAAACACAAAGCAATTTAATTTATATCCCAAGTTTATCACGGAAGGCGGTTGATGACCATGCTTGATTGGAAAGGGAGCCAATTCCTTTTGACGAAAGTGTCATCACCAATGTTGGACCTGAGGGTGACAACATCAAAGATGATCCAAAAGAGATTCGTAAATACATCTTGGAAGAGCTTAGTGGTGTAGCGATTGCTGCTGATTATCAGGAGGGAAAATCATGATGAATACAACAGAAACAGCACCGGTTTTGAATCCGGCCCTAGAAGATGAATATAGCAAGGCATTAGACGAGATCAAACAGTTTGGGGAAGCCCAAACGCATACTGTTCACGATCTAGGATCAGCTACTTGGGCAATGCGCAAGTTAGGTGAATTGAACAAAGAAGATGCCGAAGCTCGGAAGGTGGTGCAAGCCAACATCGACCAGCTCAACGAATGGCTTAAACACTCACTTGAGGCTCGTCAGTCACGACGCAATTATCTTGAGCATGAAGTGCTTGCCTATGTTGCGAACAATCGGAAGCATGACCCCAAATACAAGCTTGACACACCATATGGCAAGGTCAACTTCACGGTTAAACGTAAGGCAACACCAGCAATTTCTGATGAAACACAGGTTTTAAATTTCATTAAGTCTAATTGGAACAAATCTGAACAAACCCAAGTCATCAAGCGAACCGAAAAAGTCCTTGTGTCAGAACTTAAGAAGCAAGTAACTGTGGCGGGTGACAAGGTCATTGATGAAGATGGCCAACCAATTCCTGGCATGCATGTCGATCAGGCAGGAACTGAAACACCACACATTAAGCCAATTCAAATGACGGAGGCACTGTCATGAAATTCTACGAAAGCGGGAAGCTACCTAGAATGCCAAATATGTACTTCATATATGGAGACGGTGGTACTGGGAAAACGAGTCTCTTTAAACAATTTCCTGGCAAAAAATTTCTGTTCAGTTTTGACCAGTCAACGAATGTCATCAAACCCGATGATCAGATGGACACGGCAATTGTTGAGGAAGCGGATTTTCCAACAATTCAAGCAACCGTCAGCAAGTGGCTACATCACGCGATTAATAGTCATAAATACGATGCTATTGCGTTAGACAACATGACATCGCTTCAAAACCTTGTCCTTGAGAATATCGACAACGCTTCTAAGGACGGCCGCCAGAACTACCAAAAATTGCAACTGTGGTTTCGCCAACTAGGAACAATGCTTAGAAATAGTGGCGTCACCATCTATGCGACAGCACATCAAATCGACAACGGTGCCTCTGGTATCGGAGAGAACGGTCGTTTTGAAGCAGATATGAACGCCAAAACATTCAACGCCTTCACAGCTTCGTTCGATCTTGTGGGTCGTCTTTATAAGAAGGAAGGCCAACGCATGATTGATCTTGATCCAGAGCAGGGAAATCATGCCAAGAATCGTTTGGACAATCGAACTTTAATCAAAGCCGATGAACTCTTAAATCAAAAACCAACAACCAATGAAAAGGAAGGTAACTAAAATGCCATTATTCACAGTCGATCACAACAATGTTTTTGGTAAGTATGTTGAAGAAGCAGGACGCTATAACGTCAAAATTGTCCGTGCTGACATGCACCATTCGAAGCAGGGAAATGATTACATCACCGTAGATTACGAAGTTCAAGATGGTAAATACAAAGGCGGACAAATTCGCTATCAAAATATCACTTGGAGCAATGAAGACCTTGATGGATCAATCAAACGGTTCAACACTTTTGCAGTTGCTTTGGGAGCATCAGATGGCACCAGTTTTGACTCGGTTGGACAGTTTGCAGCATCAATTCTAAATAAGCTTCTCACAATTGACGTTGATTGGGATGAGCCGAACACAAATGGAAAAGTTTACTTGACCGTAAAGGGATACCACAAGCTTTTGAACGAACCTAGCCAGCCAAATGGCGTCCGGCGTCCCGATGCTTCATCAGCACAGCAATCAAGTAACGTCACTCCGTTCACAAAGCCGAGCCAGCAAACTGCTCCTGATCCATTTGCTGGCGGTTCAGGTAAACCCGTTAACATTAGCGATGACGATCTTCCATTTTAAAAACCTTGGACGATATGGCGTAACCATACGGATGGGTGTGAGGCCCATTAAAACGGAGGTGATCTTCGAATGAACTATTTCAACCAGCGACGAGCATTTCGTCAGTTCAAGGTAGCGGTAAAGAAACTCACCGTTAATCAAGCTTGTCTGTATCGCGAGTTACTAGACTACGCGAACGATAGCGGATTACTAGATGCTTCCTTCCGCCTCCAGAATGACTATCTTAAGTCTCTCACTGGCATTAAGTCTGATGACGGACTATCAAAAGCAAGAAACGTGCTTGTACAGCAAGAGCTTCTCATGTACGTGAAGGGCAAGAAAAATGAGGATAGTCCCATTTATAAAATTGTTCCTTTGAGCCCAGATGGACGTCCATTATCAGAAAAACGGAACAGCTTGAGAGAAAAAACGGAACAGAATGCGGAACAAAACGCGGAACAGAATGCGGGGCAACCTGCGGAACAGAATGCGGAACGGTTCTTTAGTATTACCAAGAATGACTTGAGTAAGACTAAAACACCCCCTAAATCCCCCAAGGGGGACGGGAGTGTGTTGAGCCTGCCTGAAGAGTTTGCAACTGAAGTGTGGCCAGCCTACCCAAAGAAACAAGGCAACTATGCCAAATCTCAGGAAGCTTATGTACAGGCCGTTGAATCTGGTGAAACGACTAAGGATCAGGTGCTGGCAAAGATTGCTGAATACAAAGCCTATATCAAGCTAAACAACAAGCAAGAAGGCTTTGTAACGACCGCTGGTAACTGGTTCACCGGTCACGGTTGGCGAAACGAATACGATACTAAGACGCCGGAAAAGCAACCAGACCGCAAAGAAGTAAAGGAGAACTGGGGATATGGAGTCGACTAAGGGCCTATTCACACATGCGGACGTGCAAAAAATAATCGAAAAGCGAGGAATGGACGTTAGCAAGCTGCCAACTCAGGCCGAGATCGAGCACCGCTTCTACGAACGCTCTATGGCTACTCTGAACCGTAAAAAGGCACGTGCCATTTATCGCTACTCAGTCTTCCCCGGAAACGTTCCGTCTAAGTTTACGTTCGAAAAATGGCAGCCTGAAATGCAGACGGATTTGCAGAAATCAAGAGATCTGGGAAATAGGGCATACAAGTTGGCAAAACAAATGCAAAAAGCGCCTGAAAACGTGATTTTATTTGGCCCTCGTGGAACAGGAAAGACATCACTTGCTTTGGCGATGCTAACCAGTTTGCGCGATGAAGGCCAGTCAGGGCTGTTTATCTCAACAGCAGAGCTAAGTAACCTAATGGGCTTGCAATACGATGCACCAGACGTTCGCAAGCGCTTGGCAGGCATTGAGCGGGCAATGAAAGAGGCTGACGTGCTGTTGTTGGACGACTTCGGGACAGAAGGCGGCATGAAACTCGACATCAAACCAGTGAGACGTGACATGCAAGAGCTGATGTATCGTGTTGCGAATGCCCGTCTTGATTTTGAGAGCAACATGCCTCGTCTATCAACAATCATCACAACTAACAACGAGATGAGCGAGCTTGAGCACATGTACAACAGCAAACTCATCAGTCGAATTATTCCAAAATCAAAAGATTGCACCTTGAATTTTGAAAAGCTAACCGACGTAAGGGGGAAAAGATCGTGACAGCAGAAGAAATGACAAATAGAGCTTTGCAGCATTTGGACAAGCATTTGCGGGCCTACGAAGCGTCCTTGAATCAAACGATAGCTGACATTGAAAGCAATTATGATCAAGGCTACCTAGACGTTACCGAAGCACAGTGGCAAGACATTATCGTACTTGTTGGTGGCATTGTGCAGGCCAATACACGCATGATTCATGAAGCGTCAAATAGCATATATGCTGATGGCGAAGTTTCGGGCAGCTTGCTTAAGTTAATTAAACTAGCTAAGCACTTCGCAGCACTGGACTTCTCAGAAACGCAATTAATTAAGCAGGTTGCAAAAGCATGATTGAGCATAAGAGCGAAACTAACAATGCCAACCAAGATTGGGCACGTGAACGACTTCGCAACTTTATTGACGATCATCACAGCTTGCCAATATACCGTTTTGCTTTGGTTGCTGGCTTGAGTCGCATCACAGTTGCTAGTTTTCTTAGTGGCAAAGAGGTAATGAGGATCACACTTACAAAGATAGCTAAAGCCATGGGAATATCGCTAGAAAAGCTAAAACAGCCAATTAGCGAGCAAGAATACATCGAGTTACGTCAGGAGGATAAGCAATGACACAAGTAACAGTGCTGGTTTACAAACAGGGAGACAAAGTGTGGCGCGATTTCAAGGCTGAATTGATTACGCGCTATGAGAAGGCCGTAATGCTATACATTTCTGAAAGCGAAGCATTCTCAAAAATCGAGAAGCAAGAGTGCAACAACCGGATCATTGTATCAAAGAAAGAGATTGTCGAGAAACGTGCGGTAGCCGGTGTTGATGACAGCGATACTTTGAAGACGTCAGTAAACACTGGCCTTAAAAAGATTTCAAAAAAGCGAAAAGAAGCCCGTGCCAAATACGCGCGCGGAATTGCAGAAGCGGCCTCACAATGCGACACACTGACTGACGTTGCAAAACGGATTGGGAAGTCAACAACGTTCGTGAAGCGAGTGGCAGATGAATTTGAGATCAAGCTGCCACGCCGCAACAACGGACATGAAGAGATTGCGAGTCGCTAGACATGGTTATCCGCAAGAGACGCAGAGGCAAATACAATGCGCAGCCAGTCGTAATTGATGGCATTCGATTTTCAAGCAAAGCAGAGGGCGCCTATTACATGATGATACGCAACAAGCCACAGAAGGTAACGATGCAGGAACATTTCGAGATTATTTCAGCTTTCGTGATAAACGGCAAGCGATATTCAGCACGAAGATACACTCCAGATTTCTGCTTTTACGAAAATGGCAAGCTAACGAAAGTGGTGGACGTCAAAGGTGGTAATGCCACACTGACTCGTGATTCTAAGCAGAAAATGTTGCTATTCATGATCAGGTACAAAATACCAATCACAATTGCTAGATATGACTATCACACAGGACTATTCACGGAAGAGCAACTTTAAAAATTAAGGAGAAAAAATCATGAAGAAAAAATTGACATTTACGGTAACTGTTTTAGCAGGGCTTATGTTTGGGGCCGGTGCAACCGCCATTGCCGACAATGTTTGGCAAGGTCACCAGAACATCGTGGAGACCAAAAACAATATCGACAAGCTGACGGCTAAGATCAACGCTTCACAATCTAGCTTGTCCGATTTGCAACATCAGTTGTCTGACGCGCAGGCACAGTATGCGGCCCTAAAACAGCAGTACGACAACGGCATGGCAAGCAAAGATGCCCAGATTCAGCAGAAGATTGTTGAAGGCCAGCGAGCTGTCGCCCAGAAACAGGCTGAGGTCGACGCTAAGCAACAGAAAATCAATGACCTTACATCACAGTTAGAAGCCGCCAAACAGGCAAACAATGACTTATCACAGGCCATCAAAGACGCACAGAGCATCAAGGACTATTCCGATCAGGCTGTGAAGTCAGTCAGCGCGAAATGAGAGGCTAACAAATGAAAACTGGAGACGACACGTTCGATGACATCTATATCAGCAAAAAGACTGGCAAGGTCGTAGGCGTCATGCTTAATGGGCGAGAATACAAGCTCGTTCCCATCAGTAAGACCAATGAGCCAATATCCTATGAACGAGCAAAAGCTTTCTACCGAGCTACTGTGATAGGAAAGGCGCCGGAAGCCATTGCATACGCATTAGACATTCTGCATTTCATTTACGGGAAAGAGGACGAAAGATGAGCGAAGAAAAGCTGTACGCGGTAAAGAACGATGAAGGTCAGTGGGCAGATTCATACTACACTTTTGGGCATGGCGCATGGGCATCACCAGACAAAGCCCGACGTGAAGAAGATGCAAAACATCATGGCGGCCACGTTGTCGCGCTTGTTGAGGAGCCTGAAAAGGTAGTGCTAACCAAGGAACAAGCCAAAATAGTTGACGATGCACATAGCGATGAGATGCCGGCTGGCTATATTTTTAGCAAATCTAATAATGAGGAATTGTTGATGAACGCTTACGTCAACGGCTACACCGTGGCAAAGGAGAAGAAATACAACGTCAAGGTGCCACATGCAGTCAACAGCTACTTCAAAAAGATTGACGCTAACTACTGCATCGCTGGAGATACATTCAGAGTTGACCTTGACGAAAATGTAGCTCAATTCACCGAAGCAGAGATCGAACAATTCGGCTTGCAAGACTGCGAGAAAGAAGAGGTGACTGACGATGAGCAATGAGCAAAGGTTCGACGGGGACGGTTTCGATTGGTTAATTGGACGCCGTATCGTGAAGGTTGAAGATGCAGTTGCGCCAGCGGACACGCATATGGACACCGGTGGCTACTTGTTGACTTGCGATGATGGTACACAACTGCTGACATACGAGAACGAAGGATGTGGGGGCTGTGGAAATGGATGGAGCGATTTGCCAGACTTGTCACTGTTAGCCAACCACGACAACGCAATCACCAATGTTGAAGCAGTGTATGACGAAGATGAAACATTTCGCTTGTTTATCTACTACTCTGATGAGCGCTTCGATGTGGGAAGTGGCGATGATGGTTATGGTAACGGATACTACGGTGGTGGTTTCTACCTACGAGTAATAAAGCCTGTTAAGGAGGATAGCAATGAGCAATGAGACGAAGCGGGACGTGTTCGATGCGGTTTGGAACCGTCTTGCTGGCTATCAGGTGTTCTTCAATGGTTGGCCTAGGGAAACACTATATGACTACAAGAAACGTTATGACAATGCCTTGCCAGATGATCTGCCGGTGATTCCGAAGGCGGTGGGAGAGATCTTGCAATCAGCGCACGGGCAAACTACTTTGCTGGGCGTGTTAGATACGGCTAAAAACGGATATAAGGTTAGCGAGCCATTGGCATGGATAATTGCCAATCAAAACACCTTCGCTACTGCATGGTTGCTAGGTGTCTGGCGCGTTGAGGAAACCGGAGAAATCGTGAAATTGGAGGCGTAGAAATGAAACGAGAGATTAAGTTCAGAGCGTGGGATAAGGTCTACGAGTGTTACTTGTATGACGTGCAGAATGCATATGACACGCTTAGCGGCTGCGTTAAGTATGAAAATGGTGAGGATGCTGGTTATGACGAAGAGTGCTTTGCCGGATTCTTGGATAATGATCAGTATGTTGTCGAACAGTTTACCGGCCTGACAGACAAGAACGGGCAGAAAATCTACGAAGGCGATATCGTGCGCACCGGTAAAGACAATATTGGGGATCCTGATCCGATGATTGGGCAAGTAATCATGCGGGAAGGATCATGGCTAATCGAAAATGAGAAAAAGCAAGAGGCAATTGAGCTTTTTAGCGAGATTACAAGTCGTGAGGTAATCGGCAACATCTTTGAGGACAAACAGCTATTGGAGGGAAAACAATGAAAAATAGGCCTTACCGTTTCATATCATGGATTGGTTTCATTTTATGTATTGTGGCTTCATTTATGCCTGAGAAAAATTTGGTGTACGGATACTATAAAACGTTTGTTTTTCTGACATTAGCAGCAATCTTGTTTGCGCTTTGGGACATTTCGGATTCAATCAGGGAGAGTGATCAAAAATGAGAAGCTTAATATTTTGGGAATTTTTGTATTTTGGATCGTTCTGATTCTGTGGGTTCTCTTTCACGAGCTATACAAGTTAAAGGCCATCAAATTACATGATAGTTATGAAAAAAAGCTCGACAAGGTACGTGACAAATACGAAAAGAAGATCAGCGATATACGAACTGTCCCTCTAAAAACAGGAGAAAGTTTTTTGCGGTAATGGTGAGTGACCTTCAATTCGTTTCGTATTATAGCAAGTTTACCAATAGCTTTGGTGCCTCTGCATCTAGCCCCCTTTTATTTGGTTTATATAAAGACGCTCAAGCGTGTGCGGATGTTACTGGAGGAAAGATAGTAACCCTAATAACGCTATACGAAGACAAATGATGGAGGCGAACCATGATTAATGGCCGTCAGTCAAAACCAGAAAGGCTTGCGGAGACTGGAATATTTGGTGGCTGTTTCGTGGGCTGTGCATTCACGACAGCGGTATTCATTCTTGTTGGCTGCTGGGCTGTAAAGGTACTTTGGAAGGCCGCATTTGGGTAAACAAAAAGCGCGTCTGATGAAGGACGCGCTGGAGGCAGATTAAGCTAAGAGATGTAAGTAATGAATTTCGCCACAATAGAGGCTGCCTCCTTAATCAGTATAGCAAACACAAATATCGAAAGTACATTTAAAAGCATCAAAAAAGCGCGCCGGGTGTTGACGCGCTCTGGAGGCCAGTGTGTGAATTGCACCAGGGTAATAATCATTTTGGAGTGGGCCTCCTAAGACAGTATAACAAAAAACCGCCGGATTAGCGACGGGTGGAAGACAGGGACTTTTATGCAATACATGGCTTTTGAATAATGGAACTTAAGCCACCATCTTCACAAACAGTATAACAAAAGCGCACCACGAAGGCACGCCTGACAATTAATTATCCGCAAAATAATTATACCATAAGGGTGGCGCTTGTGATGGAGCTTTTATCAATTAGCGATGAAAAGGATCGGGAAGCAGTCGAAGATATCCTGAATAAATACCGAGCAGAGCGCGGATTCATAAAAGCGCCAGTCAATCCAAAGATCACCAGTGCATGGGGAGACGGTACTTCTGCCAGCACTGTTCAACGTCCGCTGTATGCACAGCAGCGTTTGGAGAGACAAGCATCGGCGCGTAAGTTCTGCGACTGGTGCGACAATTGCATTGCGTCGATGCCGAAACAATCACATCAGCGTTTATTAAGGGTGCGCTATTGCGACGGGCCCGAAACAGACACGCCAGACGGTGATGCAATGAATATTCTGGATATATCTTCAGCAACCTACACACGCAGAAAGAAAAATGCGTTGTTAGCAGCGGCCTGGTACTTTGGCGTCACACCCAGGAAAAGTAGTGAGCAATAAATGATCGATGAATGAGGACTATTTGAGGACTAATTGATTGATAAATGAGTGGCGAACTAAAAACGGAAACCCTTATGATTGTATTGTGCCAAGGGAGCAATCCTAAAGCACCGCATTTTTCCTCCGAGCCTCAGTGATGATAAAGCTGTGGCAAGGCGTGGCAAATGGAATGACTGAGATAGTCAGGCGGGTTCGATTCCCGCATGCCACATTGCCAAACTAAGACACAATACCTGATGTTTGACAACCCGACCTGATAAAGAAGTGCCGCTTAAAATATCAGGAGGTGCGTTAAAAGACAAATGTTAGGATACCCAAATGTGTGGTATGGCATTTGTCATCTATGTCTAGCGGCTTGGCATAGAACGAGGCCGAAGAAACGCGATGTTGTGGGACCAAATCCCACCGGCCTCATTGTCCAGTTTAGCGACCGGACACAGCTTGCGATGACCTCATCTGACACTGGGAGAGCGAGCAAATCGCTGTGGCGGAATAGGTAGACGCTTAGTAGGTGAAAGCAATGGGTATCAGCTTGCTACTGATAGTGCCCGCAGCCATGTCGGGTGCAAATCCCGACCAGCGATATTGAGATGGCTGGGTGGTCTAAAACACAGCACCTTCCCTGAATGACAATTATGAAGGAATGCAACCGTATTTAACGATGTCATTAACGCTGATTTAGATCCAATTATCACGTCTTAATCAATTCCTTACCTAGTAATTCAGTTCAATTTGATGTACGATTCCTGAGAGGTGATTTACTTGGTATTAAATTTAAAACAATCAAAGGCACTTGAATATGCGATATTAAAAAATATTGCTGATGGAATGCCATACAATGCTAAACAAATTGACAAATTCAATACTAATTCCGATGTCTCATCAGCAATCAATGCTTTAATTACAAGTGGATTTGTATTAGGAGGATATCCGCCAGACATGGCTGGAAATTGGCGTGTTAACGCGACAAACATTACCGACAAAGGTGAGAAATTTTTGAATGATAATTCTCCGTGGGGCAAGCTGCTAAATGGCACAAAAAATGTGGCTTCCTTCTTAACCAACTTGAAATAGCAGAATGTGTTTCGTTACGTCGTGCAATACGTAAACAGAGGTGTTTCCTTATGGAAAAATATAATGATGAATTCGATTTTGTCGCGAAGGAAATAAGCGGTAATGAGCCAATTACAATTGAAAAAATCATAGAAGATGCTCAACAAAGCACAAACAATTACAACATTACAATTATCAAACGATTATTGAATCTCATAGTGTACAATGCTAGAGAATTTCTTTGTGACGATTTCGCTTTTACATCCGAAAAACTTAAGCTTCATAGGCCAGATGGGATGGACGATAAAGCTTTCAACTCACGAATGTCGGAATTGATTGCAGAGATTGAGAAAGATATTGATAATAATGAGGCGCTAAACGGTTTTTAAAAGAGATTATAGAGTTTTTTGAAGCTCTTAACTTGAGCACTCCGCCAAACGGTGAGGTGCTATTTTTGTGCATAATTTTAGGAGGCGAGTAGATGCAATGGACAGATGAACAAATCAGCGGCATTAGGAAACTCGCCTCTGAAGGCTTTACCAGACGTGAGACGGCAGACAAGCTAGGAATTAGCTACGATGCGCTTCAGGGAAAAGCAAGACGGCTTGGGATCGAGTTCCAGAAGCCACTGAAAAATGAATACGATTCAGACGGTACACAATCCAGTGAAACCATTCTAAAGGTTGTCAGGGGCCATAAAATGACTCCTAGAGAGGTGCTGGAAGCTCACGGGTATGATTACACTAAGTGGGAGCTTGTACGTGCCACAAGCAACTACTGGAAGCAGAAACCTGAAGCAACGCTCTTCCAGAGCAAGATACAAATCAGACCGCTAGTCGATGCTGAACAATATGAATCATTGATGAATGACATCATCACACACAAGGAGCCGTATCAAGCTAAGGCTCCTATTTTTGTGGAATCAGATCGCTATCTGGTCATTCCGGCATTTGATACACATTTCAATGGTCACACGTTTGATGTCTATGCTGAATCTCTTAAACGGCAACTAGAAATCATTGAACGCGGCCACTACGCCAAAATATTGCTCATTTTGGGCGGTGATCTAGCTCACGTGGACAATATCAACTCGACCACAGCAAAGGGCACACAGCTCGAAACAACCGACTTAGGCGAGACCGTTAACGAAATGGAACAATACTTCGAGACACTGATTGAAGCAATCATTGAGAACGCCAACGAGTGTGAGGTCATGTATGCGCCAGGTAACCACGATCCGTCAGTTGGATACATGTTCGCACGGTTATTGAAACGCGCCTACAGCAACCAAACAAACATTACTTGGGACATATCACTGAAGCATTACAAAGGTGCAATGTTAGGCCACAACTTCATTGGTGCTACTCATGGTGACAAGGGCAAGAACAACTACCTTGCAAAATATCTCGATGAGTTCGGCTTCATGTTAGGCACAGCACAGAACCGCGAGCTGTTTACGGGTCATCTGCATTCAGAGATGAGCAAAGACCTAGGTGGATTCGTTCAGCGTCAAGTATCGACACGCAAGCCAACCGATCAGTGGACTGATGATATTGGCGTGGTTGCTCACAAAACGTTTGAGCTGGTCGAATACAGCGATCATGATACCCGTGCCATTTACTATGTGTGAGGTGATTTCATGGCTCAAATGATTACAACAAAATACGGCGTTTACATGCCGAAAGTTGAAGCGTGGACCATCGGCAAGATTGACAGAGAAATTGTCCGTTCACGCTCTAATCAAGTTAAGACGCGAGGCGGATACGCACATCCTGAAAGTAAGGTATGCTTGTCAAAAAGGGGGTGGATACTGTGGCATTCCACTTGCCGTCACCAAAAGACGTCTATAAGAACCTCAAGGACAAGTTGAAAAAACAGCGGGACAAGGCCAAGGCTGATAAGAAGAAACAGCCTAGTAAAGACAATCCAGGAGTAACAACAGCTTAATGAATTATAACCAGCGATAGCTAACTAGCTACCGCTTTTTTAATGGAAGGAAGGTGTGGTGATATGTAATGCGACTGACAGCAAAACAGAAGAAGTTCGTTGATTCTTATATTGCTGATAGCAATGCCACCAAAGCGGCACTAGAAGCAGGATACAGCAAAAGAACGGCTAGGTTTGCCGGTGCAGAAAACCTAACAAAACCTAACATTAAAGCTGCCATCGACGAACGCATGAAACGCCTAGAATCTGACAAGATTGCCAAGGCTGCTGAGGTGCTTCAATACTTCACTACCGTTCTCCGTGGAGAGGCAAAAGAGACAATTATAGTTAGCACTCCAGACGGTGCAGATGCTGTTGAAAACGAGCCAAGCATCAAAGACCGCATGGCAGCAGGACGCGAATTGTTAAAGCGTTACCCTGGCAATGATGAGTTGCTCAATGCTCAGCTAACGAAGATTATTACTGATATTGAGAAAACTAAGGCTGATGTTCGCAAGTCCAAAGCTGAGGCTGACATCATGGAAGCCAAGGCCAACGCCTATCGCACACCAGAAGGACAAGATGGAGGACTGAACAAGCTTTTGGCAGCAATTGATGAGAGTATCCCAAAGGGTGGTGATGTCAATGACAACTCCGATTGATCAATTCAAAGGGAAACAGTTAGACATCATCAACTGGTGGCGCCGCTATCCAGACAAGCAGACAATCATTGCTGATGGTGCTGTGCGTTCCGGAAAGACGTTTGCGATGTCGATCAGCTATGTTCTGTGGAGCATGATTATGTTTGACCACGAGCAATTTGGCATTGCCGGAAAAACCATTGGATCATTGCGTCGAAATGTTATCAGGCCACTCAAACAAACATTGCAACAAGTGGGATTCTCGGTTGTGGATCGGCGTTCAGAAAATATGCTTGAAATCAGCATTGATGGAAGAACCAACCTATACTACTTATTCGGTGGTAAAGATGAAAGCAGCCAAGATCTGATTCAAGGGATCACACTTGCCGGAATGTTCTTTGATGAAGCAGCTCTCATGCCACAGTCGTTTGTCAATCAAGCGACAGCACGTGTTTCCGTAACTGGCGGCAAATACTGGTTCAATATGAACCCAGAGGGCCCGTATCACTGGTTCAAAACTGACTGGATTGATCAAGCGGACGAAAAACGCGCATTGCGTCTCCATTTCGTGATGACGGACAATCCTAGCCTGAGCGATGAAGTCATTGACAGGTACGAACATATGTACTCTGGAGTGTTCTACCAGCGATACATTCTGGGACAATGGGTTCTGGCTGATGGAATTGTCTACGACAACTTCAATAAAGACGAGATGGTCAGCAATCCGAACCAGCAACCAAGCCGATACTATGTCAGTGTGGACTATGGCACACAGAACCCCACAGTTTTCTTACTTTGGGGTAAATATGGGTCTGTTTGGTATTGCCTCAAAGAGTATTACTACGATGGACGGCATAGCAGCAGACAGAAGACAGATGATGAATACGCTCGGGATTTCAGCCAATTTGTCGGTGACATACGCTGTGAAGTGATTGTTGATCCATCAGCGGCTTCATTTATTGCCAAACTGAGAGAACGCCGGTATCGGGTTATTAAAGCTGATAACGATGTGCTAAACGGCATTAGAGAAACGCAAACAGCTATGAACTCTGGTGAGATCAAGTTCACACCTGGGCTAACTAATCTGTTCAAAGAGTTCGCTTCTTATGTGTGGGATGACAAGGCCAGTCAAAAGGGCGAAGACAAAGTGGTCAAGGCACATGACCACGCAATGGACGCCATGAGGTGTTTTGTCATGCAGGTAATCAAACGGAGAAATGCAGCTCATACGTTCAAGAACACAAGCAAATACTTCTAAGGAGGTGGCCATCATATTAACAGTTCAAGGTAAAGGCTCAATCACAGACGGAGATGTGTTCATTTTCCCGACTGATGAAGAGCTGACTGGCGATGACATCAATGCGTTTATTACCGCCAATGATGATCTAGCTAAAAACAAGTACCTTCCAGCAAAGAAAATGTACCTCGGTAAGCACCAGATTATTGATGATGCGAAAAAGGATCATGGGCCAGACAATCGTCTTGTTGGTAACTTGGCTCATTATATCGTGGATACCTACAATGGGTTTTACATTGGCATTCCACCAAAGATCACGCTCGACAACACACAGGACAACACCGTGCTGCAAGAGTGGAACGATACGAACAGCGTTCAGGACAAATTAAGCGAGATCAGCAAGCAAGCA